TAGAGGCAGTTTGCGATGTCTTTACTTGTGGGGATAGCGCAGAACCAGAAAAGGCAGTAGAATATATGCAAGAGCAATTGAAGGCAACCGACATTGTTTCCAATAAATTTGAACGTCCTTTAGAATGAACATCTTTGTTACCAATCCAAATCCCCGTGCTTCTGCCAGGGTTCTCCCTGACAAACACATTGTCAAAATGCCTCTAGAGAGTTGTCAAATGCTCTCTATCATTTTTTCTAAGTGGTATTATGACTGGGGAACTATTAACAAAATGGATGGTACGCCATACAACACACAAAAAGGTGCTTTTCGGAATCATCCCTGCACCGTTTGGGCTGGACAAAATATCTACAATACTGCATGGTTGATCATGCACGGCAATGCTCTTGCCTTTGAGTACTATCTTCGATACGGAAAAATACATTCATGCTCTAAAACTTTGTTTGAAGCAAAAAAACTTTTCCACAAGAAGACAGGTGAACCAATCACCTGCTATAGTATGGCTGAAGGTTTTGCTAGAGCAATGCCAGAGGAATACAAGTTTGATACTGGTATTTCTACCTTTGATGCATACAAGATGTATATCGCATCTAAACCCTGGGCGAGAGACAACTATCTTCGTATGCCCCAACGTAAACCTGATTGGATTTGATAATGAGTGACCAGTTTCTTTGGGTAGAGAAATACCGACCCAAAACTATTGAAGAATGTATTTTACCAACTAATATTAAGAAGACTTTCCAAGACTTCCTACATAAAGGTGAGATCCCAAACATGCTGCTTGCCGGTCCTGCAGGATGTGGTAAGACTACTGTAGCAAAAGCACTGTGTAATGAATTGGGGGTAGATGTTTATGTCATCAATGGATCCGATGAAGGACGATTCCTGGATACTGTCCGAAACACTGCGAAAAACTTCGCTTCGACCGTCTCGCTTCAAGCAACTGACAAACACAAAGTCATCATCATTGATGAGGCAGATAACACAACCAACGATGTTCAACTCCTCCTACGGGCGTTTACTGAGGAGTTTAGTGGCAACTGCAGATTCATCTTCACCTGCAACTTCAAAAACAAAATCATCGAGCCCCTCCACTCCAGATGCGCCTGTATTGATTTTTCAACCAATTCCAAAAGCAAACCCCAACTTGCCG